CCCCAATGATATTTGGAAGGTGTTATCTGTTTTGTATCGCCCCATCACCAAGGAAGGCCAGAACGGAAGGTATGAAATAACCCCGTACAATGCGGAGTTAAACAACGATTTCAAAGACATGGATTGTAACACGGCGTTTGGTGCGTTGCTTTTTTTTTGGAGTTTAGGAATCGACTTGTTGAGTTCTATCCAGAAGTATTTGGCGATGGTGAGGAGGGGGGAAGTGTCGATGAAGTACGACTTACCGAAAAATGGGGATGGTTTGGAATGGTCTACCGACTTGCTAACCGAAGTTTCCTTAACCTTGAAGAAGTATATACAAAACCCATTCACTCCGCTTGTATGTGGATCGCTTACGAAAGCGACATTGCGAAGATGGAACAAAAAGCAATTAAACAACGATGAACAATAATCACATAGGAACCGCATTTGAGGTGATGAAAGACATTGCCGATTTGGAGGGGTGGAACTATTCACACGGCACATTAACCGAATTTGATTTTAAGGCGTTTTTGGTATTCCCGTTGATGCATTGTTCAATTCAATCGGTGGCATTGACCGACCAGGTGGCAACCATCCAAATGAATATCATGGTAGCGGATCGGGTGAACTTCTTGAAAACCGAAAACGAACAAGAAAACCTAATCACCGAATACAGCCAATACGGATACACCGAGAATCAAAACTATGCGAACATCCTGCAAGATTTGTATGTGAGATTTTCAAAGGGGTTATGGAAAACGGAACAAGATTATTTTAACCAAATCCAATATATACGCCCAATTACTTTTCAACCATTTGTGGAAACATTGGATTCAGTATTGGCGGGTTACCAAATCACAGTTGGAATTGAGTTAATTAACCCATGGGTTACGGATGGCGATTGCGTATAAAAATAGCGAACAAGTTGTTGCGGAGTATTCCAACAAATGGGCGATTGCGTGTCGTACCTTGTTGGAAGTAAAACGCCCACGAACTTCAATCCGTGCCAAGTGGAAAAAGGTTGGTGAAGGTTGGACACCCATTTCCGTTTCCAAAAAAACATTCCGTGGAAATTATGTGGCATCTGGTCAATTGGTGAATTCTATTCAACCCGCACCCAAAGGGTTGGACATGGGGATTACAATGAACCAAACTGCCGATTATGTGCAGAACGGAAGGAAGCCAGGCAAGGGCATTCCGTTGGCATCAATGCGGAATTGGACAAAGATGAAACGCATTCAACCACGGGATATGGGAACGGGGCGATTCAAAGGCAAGGCCGATGAAAACGCAATGCGATTCATGATGAACAGAAAGATTAAACACTTTGGTATTGAACCATTCCCATTTGTAACAATGGCACGAAAGGAGATATTACCATCATTCAATAAGGCATTAACCAAGGCAATGGCCAAAGACATAAAAGCAAGATTCAAACGATGACATTCAACGAACAACCACAAGACATAGCGGGGTGTTATTCCCCATTAATGTACCAATTTTATGATGCGTTATACACCGCAGATTCATTCTATTATCAATGCGATGTGTATGTGTGGAGTGGCACAACGACATTGCCAGGTTCACCAAATTGGACAATTAACCGCAAACCCGACCAATATGGTTCGGGGCGTGGATGGATTGACATTCACAAATTGGTGCAACAAGAAGTGGCACAAAACTTTTTGGATAACCCGACATACAAACCAAACATCGGCAATGGTGCAAAACGGGTTGCGGTCAAAGTTCGTGGGGCATACAAAGTTGCGGGGGTTGATACCTACACGGCATATGTAACATCGAATGTGATTTTGGTAACTGCGGGATACACCTACACGGCCCAAGGGTTCAATGTGGGCTATCCAACCAAATATGTGTTCACCGATAAAACCCAAGTAACATTAACCACGGCAACACCATCGGCGTATTTGTGGTATGATGCTTCCGTGATTACTTCCATTACTTGTGGGAGTGCCACAGTAACCCCAAATTCGGTTGGTGGTAGTAGTTCAAACACAATTCAAGGAATCGAAATAAAGCAACTAATGACCGCTGGGGGTGTGTGGGGTACGGATGCCAACATTACCTTCGTTAAAACGGGCGATGATGTGGTAATACCCGTTGATTTTGTGTGTGAGAATAAGTACGGGCAACAAGATGTGTTGTTCCTAAACAAATACGGGGTGTATGATTCATTCTTGTTTAATGGCGTTCACCGAACCACGAACCAAATCAGCGGTGAAAAGTATTCACAACCGATTTATAAACAAACCGACCTTGCACAATCATGGACATACGGCGTTCCAATTACCACACCTTATTTGGTTAATAGTACCCAGGTGATGACAGTAAACACGGATTGGATCACGCAAAACGATGTTGATGTGGTTGAGCAAATTTTTTATTCGGTGAATGTATTGGTGAACGGCCCACAAGTTTTGTCGGCAAGGATTATTGATACCACATTTGAAAAGAAAACCCGCATAAACGAAAAGTTGATTTTGTACACCATTCAAATGGAATACAACCAACCAAAAATTAATAAGATAGTACGATAATGGCAATTAGATTTTCATTATCCATCCAAGATAGTAACACCGATACCATCGGGCCAATAATGTTGGCGTACAACCAACGCACGGCATCGGGATTTATTGAAGGCCAAGAATGTTGCATTGAAAAGTTGGAAGCGTTGGGCGGTACATTCAGTTACCAAGTACCCGTGGATTTATTCCAAGATGAATCCGTACCCCTTACAAGGCAATTAAAGGACTTGATGAACCTTGCCACCATTTGGACAGATTACACCCAAGATTTCCAAATACCCGCATCGGACACTAACAACCAAATCTTTGCCAATTGGTTTGATGAAAACATGGTCATCGTGGGTTGGAATCCCAACATTGGTAAAAACGCAACCATATTCATCAACGGATTACCCGTATTTGAAGGTCGTGTTGAATTGATTGGTTGTAAATTCAAGGATGGGTTGCCACAATTGTACAACATCATTTTTTACGGCACGACCAAAAAATTGTTGGATGCGTGGGGCGAAACATTGATGAACGAAGTTGATTGGAGTGAATACGAACACACGGCCAATTACACAAACATATTGAGTTCATGGGATCAAAATTTATTGGGTGGTGATATTTTATGGCCGATTGCAGATTACAACCAACAATGGAGATATTCCACATTGACGGGAGTAAACGGAAACATCTTAAAACCAAGGGGTGTTGAGGTGGATGATTTACGCCCCGCGATTCGCCTTCGTGAAATGTTGGTTACTGCATTCAATAGCAATGATATTGGATACACATTGACGGGTTCATTCCTTACAAGGCCCGAAATGGATGATTTGTATGTGTTGCCAATGCAAACGGCGGGGCCATTGTACGATCCCGAATACACATTGCCAGGAACTTGCCATGCTTCCAATTCACCACAAACATTTACGGCAACATCGGGAGTATTGACATACGCCCAATTGATATTCCCAACCATCGTTTCAAACCCATCGGGGAACTACAACAATACAACGGGGGATTACACTTGTAACCGAGGGGGTTATTATCAGTTTTCATTGGATGTGTTGAGTATTATTGCCCCAGGTGTTGCGTTGCAAAGTTTGGAAATCGCCTTTTTCCTAAACGGGCGTAAAGAATTTGCACCAAGTCAATTGATATTTACAACAACATCGGCAGCGGTGGGGGCAAGTTTCAACCAAAGATTAAATTCGGGGGATGTGGTTTCGGTGCGTTATCGTGCAACGGGTGGTTGGTCAACAATTGCCATCACTTTTAAGTGTTACAAAGCCCCACAAGGTATTAACGGAACGAGCATCCGCATGGAAGATGCCATGCCACAAAAACCCATCAAAGATTTCATCAATGGGGTGTTGCAAGGTTTCAACTGCATATTAGTTCCAACGGGTGAAAAGACAATTGAAATCCACAATTTGGCGGATTGGTTGGCGTTGGGAACAACAAAGAATTGGACATCGTATGTGGATATTAAGGACATTCAGCACGACAAATTACCAATACCACGCCATGTGAGTATGAGCCACCAAGAATCAACATGCTTGGCCAATGCGTACTACAAACAAATTAACAAACGGGAATACGGATCAATTAAGTTCATGCCGTTAATTGATTACCCAACGGAGGAATTTAACATTGAAACACCATTCCATGTGATTGCACCCCAGGCGATGAACCAAGTCAATTTGAATGGGCAAATAGTTCGTAAAACGGAATTGAACATCCCCGTGTTTTTGGATACCGACTTCAAACCCGTTCAACAAGATTACACCTTGTTTTACTATGGAGGTAAACAATCGGTTTCCGATGTGTGGTATTTCAACAACAACATTCAAATCGTGATGCCGTTGATGACACCTTATTCGGACTATCCAACAATATCAAATAGTTATTCAAATGCGTTCGGATTGGAATTGTCATTGCGTGGTGATGCACCCACAAAAACGATGTATGATTTGTATTGGACAGAATACCTCACCCGTATGTATTCAACGCAATCAAGGGTGGTTAAAATGACCGCCGTGTTACCCGTGGGCGAGTGGTTGAATCTTGAATTGAACGACACCATCGCCATTTCATCGAATTACTACAAAATCCAATCCATCCAATACGATATGTTGACGGAGATTGCCAACCTGGAATTGGTAACATACCCAGATGTGGAAATCATGAGGTTTACAACCACGGGGCAACGGCCCGATTTTACAAACCCATTGCCAACACCAAGTGGAGAAACATATTTGAAGGATTATTCGGTTGCGAAAGGCATCATGAATGCGTACAAGTTCAACGGCCAAGATTATTTGGACACCAACCAAGATGAGGACTACAACCAAAATAGCGTGTCGACATTGGTTCATCAAGTTGAGAACTTGCAATCCATCGTGCAGTTTAACCAAATCACGATGTACAACAACAACCCCGCAACCCGCACAACCGATTCCACAATTTGGGATACCATTCCCATGGAACAAAAAGAATCAATCGGGTATGTGCAAAACATCACGGCCACATTAAACCCGTCAAAATATGTATGCACCGATGGTGGCCAATACAAGTTTACGGGCATGGCTTCGTTTGGACAAAGTGGAAACAAGTCGTTGGAATTTGCAATCCAAATCAACGGCATAAATACCACGGGTTATGCAGCCACCGATTCCAACTTCCATAGTGTTCAAATTGATACCATTTTGGATTTGGCCCCCACGGATGAAGTAACATTTGTTTGGAAAATGTACACGGGTGGTTCGCACACCATCACCATTTTGAAATCCAACTTTTTAATTCTCAAAAAATGATATCGTTGATAATAAAATTAGCACAATCCCAAGAATGGTATGGGGTATCCGATGCGGTGGAAATCGCCAAGGGCAAAAACCAATATGCACAAACTTGGAAGCAAGTATTCACACAATATAAAAGAACATACAAATCATGGCGGATGAAATAAATTTTAAGATAAACGCGGACACCAAAAAGGCCGAAAAGAACATTGATGGCCTGGAAAAAAGTTTAGGTGGTTTGGGTGGACTTTTTGCCCGTGCGGGTAAAGGTGCAAAATCATTTGGACAAACATTGTCCGCAATGGGGAATGCCGTTAAAACGGGATTGGGGTTTGGTATCTTGTTGGGGGTATTGGATACCTTCAAATCGGTATTGAGTGAAAACCAAGCGGTGGTGGATTTGCTCAACCAAGCCATGGTAGTAATGCAAGGCGTGGTGAATGGTGTTGTTGAGGTGTTGAAACCCTTGTTTGGATGGTTTGCCAAGGCATTTAAAGAACCAAAGGTATGGTGGGATGATTTGGTAGCATCGTTTGAACGCGGTGCAAAGTTCATCAAGGAAAACATGATTGATGGGGTGTTCAACAAGTTCACACAATGGGCGAACACGGCCAAACTTGCCATCCTTGAATTGCGTAAAAATTGGAATGAGTTTACGGGAGATACCGAAGAAGCCAAAAAGATTGGGGATGAAATTGACAAACTGCAAAAACAAAATGTCAAGTTAGCCCAGGAAAATGCCAAGAAGATGGAAAACATCAAAGGTGTTGTAAATGATGTTGTGGAGTTTACCAAACAATCGTTCAATACAATTGCCAAGGCAACCAAAAAGGCATTTGATAACAAAGATGTATTGGCCGCAGCCGAAGCCAACATTCAAAGGTTGCAAACCCTTTATCAAGGTATTGTTGAAAAGTACGATTTGATGGCCGAAAAGCAACGCCAAATTCGTGATGATGAAAACACAACCATTGAGGATAGGGTAAAAGCAAACCAAGAATTACAAAGGGTATTGGCCGAGGGTGAGCAAAAGGAAAAAGAAAACATCCAAGCCCGAATGGGCATTATCCAAATGCAACAAAATTTGTTGGGGTATAACAAAGACCGAGCAAATGAATTGTTGGCATTGCAACAAGAAGTAACGGGGGTAACGGCAAAGTATGCGGGGTTGATGTCCGAAACACTTACCAACGAAGTATCATTGGGCAAGGAGGCATTGGATATTCAAAAGGCAATCAACGAATCAAAGTTATCCCAAATTGAAATCACCAACGAAGCGTTGTTGGCTGAAAAGGAAGCGGCGATTGAACGGGCGGATTTGTTGACCAATGAGTTCGATAAATTCAAGGCGGTGAAGGAAGCGGAACAAGCATTGAGGGATGAAGAAATCCGACAATTGAACGAATTGAACGAAAAACGCCAAGCCGATTTTGATACCCAGTTATCACAATTGACCAAAGGCACCGCAGCGTATCAAGATGTGTTAAACCAAAAGGCCGAAGCACAAGCGCAGTTTGA